GAAACAGAAAATGGTGCTAATGGTAACTCCAATGGTGGAGAGCAAACTATAATAATAAGACAGCCTCTTGAGATCGTTACAACAAAACCTGACGTAATCAAAGTTGACCCAAAAAAAAATTAAAGCCATGAAAAAGCTTCTCCCTTTCATCCTTTTCCTTTTTCCATCTAGTGCCTTTGCAGACATAACGGCCAAGTATGTAACTTCTGCTCAGATTTCTATTGACTCGCCTTATGTAATTACAAATGCCGCACCTAGTTCATACTCTATAAGTGGAAACAATGTGACTACATCTACAGGAACAGGAGATAGTGTGGTCACAAATGCGATTGGTGGATTAAATTTAGGAAGTTTAAGTAATGGTGTACCAGCTTTAGTAAATACAAATAAGACAGTTACAAATGCTGGATCTGCGTTCACTCTATCGGAGTCATATCAGGCTGGGGACGTAACACAATCAGCAATTACTCCATCAAGCGGCATAGCGACATTACCAGTATTAGGTGGTCAGACCACAGTTATATCAGGAGGTACAAAAGGAGATTTAGCACTTACTTCGTTATCTTCTGGAATTACAACTTGTGTTGCTGGAGGATCTGGTACAAGTTGCATCGCCTCTACTACCGTTAGCATAGAAATTGACTAGACTTTGGCTGCTACTCTTACTAATATTACCTGTAAGAACTCTTGCTACCCCTATTGTGCCACAATTTCGTTCGGGAAGTTCCACGATGAGTTCAACTTCGCAATCAGTAATTAATGAGACAATCACTTCGCACCAATACAATTCTGGATTTTCATATTCAGCATCAGGTCACAATATTGAATCAGCAGACCTTAATGGTTATATCAACCCTTCAACAGTTGCTGGTACAACTCAAACAGTTGGTGGAGTTCAATTTAGTTGGACAAGTCCTTCGCTTGAGGCAGTTCCAAGATGGAAAATAAAAGAGGCTGGACAAAGTTTCAGCTTAGTGGAGTCATTGCAAGGTGCTGGTTTAGCAAACGTCACCACAATAAATCGAACAATAACAACTTCAACAACAACAGAAACTACAAGTATCTTTGGGCAATAATTTTACTATTTTGTCCTGTAAAAGTTTTTGCTAATACAACAGTCGCTTCGCCCCAATCGAATGCTCAGGGAGTAGTTAATAATAACGCAACGCAAATATTACCGTCTGGCTTGCCCCAGAATCGCTACAGTCAAGGGATTGTTTGCACCTCGCCCAGTTTGACCATAACTCCATATTTAACAGATGCGTGGTCATTTAACCGACCTACTGAGCAGTTTACTTATCAAGATATATATGACGAGGACACAGGGGCAGTTAAGTACACCACCAAAACCCCTAGATTCGAGAAAGATAATTACAACTTAAATTATGGAATATCTATGCAATTTAATATTCCTTTAGGAAAAGGTGGGGAGTTATGCCAAAAAGCTGCAAGGGTAAATATAGAAGCTCAAGAGTTATTAATATCTAAAACTAAAATGGAGATGGAGTTATATCGTTTAAAAATTTGTGGTGAACAAGCAAGGCTAGGAGTTGTATTTGTAGATAAATACCAAGTTAACTGTGATGGTATAAAACTTATTACAATGCCGAATCAAGTATTACCTCATACTCATAAATTGAAGTAGATAAGCCTACGGGTATAAAACTTATCTACTAATGGTTTCCACTTCAAATAGTAACCATGATTATTCTACTTTATCTTTCTTCTTTGTGAGCTTTTTAATGACCTGTTTTACTAAAGGTTTTATAGCGTTGAGAATAAGAGGTGTAGTCGCAGCCACACTAGCAATAAGAGTAGTAGAGACAACAGTACTAAATTCTGGGATGTATTGATCTTTAAAATCAACTTTTTCATAAATAGTACGGCATTCGCCAGTATCTTTTTCTCTAATATAAGCCTTTATTCGCTCCAATTTCTTTTCGTTAACAAACGAGCCAATTCTTAAGTCATTTTTACTAGGACAAGGTTCTAATTTTATTTCTTCTTTTTCTTTAGGTTGCTCTACTTCTGGTGTTTTACTTTCTGGCATTGCTGGCTGTTCATTATTAACAGGCAAATCCTCCGTAATTATTAATTGATCTGGTGTGTAGTCTATAGGGTTAAAACTAGGAAAAACAGAATCACAAGTAGTAAATACACCGTTAGGGTCATCAAGCAAAAGTTGTGTGTTTCCAGTATTTTTTATATCTCTATGCTGATAAGTACAACCAGCTACATTAATTTCTAAATTTGTTGTTATTGGTAAAACAGGATTAGGGTTATATATCTCAGGAATATATACCTCTGGAATATTTACTTCTCTAATACCTATCTCAGGTATTTCCATCTATATCTTTGGCTGTTTAAATTCTGGTATTGTTGGACCTGTCATTTTTGGTAAACCTTTATCTAATATTTTGGGCATTAGTCCCTGTACGTTTGAAAGTACCTCGTTCATTAATTTGGACTTGAACTGCTCAGAACTAAGGTATTTGTAACCGAAGTAAGATGCTCCAAGAGTGCTGGTTATGAGAACAAATGAGGCTATACTTAAAATGTTAGCTATTTTTTGAAACATGATTCAACAGGCAATAATTAGGGCAATTAGTCATGGTCTTATTATATCAATGTTGATAATAATTCCCACCCTTGGGCCTTTATACCTTATAGGTGGGATGATGACTAGGCAAATGGAAAAGGTTAATTAATCAGCAGCTTCGGCTGTATTGGTCTTAGCCCACTCTAAATAGGCTTGGTAGTCGGTGTTTGCTTCGTCTATAGGTATATTTAAGGTCACAGAATCTGATGTCCTTACTTTTAAGATGTGATTAATATTACCATTTAAATCTTTGGTAAATTTGTAAATTGGGTTTGTTGGATAAGCCATGTTTATAGTTCCGCAGAAGCTTTGTAAATGTAATAGAAATAATAGTTACCTGCACCAGAAGAATCTGTATGTGCAAAAGCACCATCAACTCTATTTGCATGAATTGTTATATTACTTACACTTACTACATTTCCTGACGTATGATCTGTAAAGGTAACAGTAGCAGCAGCTCTTTTTGTTGTTGTATATTTAGCTGGCACGGCTATATCTTGTGCTGAATTAACATAACCTTGTTGACTTACCATACCTTCCTCATAATACCTCTGACATAAAGCAAGCTCCTGTGCGAATGACCTATGCTCAAAATCTGTTGCCACGCTTGAACTGTTAACTTCTAATTGAATCCCTGTAAGGTAAAATTCGTTTGAGGTTGAATCAAATAAATTAATTGCTTGTCCAGCACCAAAGTCAGCGTTAGCGTATGCAGTATAAGTTGTTCGAGTTGAACCGCTAGTATAAGTTGAGCCAGCAGCAAGCCACCAGTATAATTCTAAACCGCTTCCATTATCATTGTTAATTACTCCAGAAGTGTCTCCAGCAATAGTAAATGTTTTTCTTTCCCATGTATCAGCAGAATTAATAGTATATTGTAAGGATACTTGTTTGTAACTATTGTCAGCTTGCTCTATAGCAAAGCCATAATTACCAGTTTTATTAGACTTTACATAAAAAGAAACAGTAATAGTTTTTGCACTACTTGTTCCATAACCTAAATCCTGTAAATCTTGTGCTTCAATAAAATGCTCTATTGTTGCTCTTACATTTGATGCAAGACTTGTATCTGCTGTTGTGACATCTACTTTTAAACTATTGGCAAATCCGTCTGGAGAAGTTGTAGATTGACTTAGAGTATATGCTCCATCATGTACATTTCTTGATTTAAACCTATCTAAGGCAACATAAGCATTTGTGCTACCAGTAACAGAAGCACTACTGGCTCTTTGGCTACAAATCATCGAACCATTTATTACCTTGTTTCTATTACTTAGGTTATTAGTAATATTGGCAGTACACGTTCCATCAGTATTATTAATACTTAAGGCAGCTACTGATGCCCCTACTCCTTTTATACTGTTGACTTTTAGTTCTGACATTTTTAACTAGGTTTAGTAGGAAAAGTAACAGATGACATATCTAAGTTACCATCTGCATCAAGTTTAGGCGATGCACTAGATGGCAAATCTCTAAGAGCTTGTCTATATGTTTTCCAAGCATCTGCAAGTGTTAAATCAGAACTAGCTCTCCAATCACAAACTTTTAGTTTTCTATTCCTTAGTTCTCTTAAAAGTTTCATAGGTTCTGCATTATTTAATTTTATAACTTCAGCATCTATTTCAGCTTCAGTTGGTTTTGTGTCAGAACTAATCCAATTTAAATTAGTATAATCAAAACCTGACCATGTGTATTCGCTTGTTGGTTTTAAAGATTTTAATGCTGAATGTTTATCTTGAATCATTATGCTCCTATTTCAAAAAGTGTAATACTTGAATTGTTTCCACCTTGAGAAAAAGCTACTGATGAACTTGTATAAGTAGCAACTTGCACTCCATAAGTAATTGCGGTTGAGCCATTACCACCAACAGAAGAATCTAATATATTCCAACAAGGTCTATATTGTCCATCTATATGCTCTCCTGTGAAGTTTGTATACCCATAAACGTCATATTTATTTGCAGAAGTAAAAATAGCTGTATTAGAACCGCCAGATGGAGTTCTTAAAAGTTTCATACCAAAACCCTCATTATCATCAAACGCAAAGGAACACTCAATATTTACAATAGCTAAAACTTTACTATTGGTTGCAGGTGTAATAGAAACACTCATATTTGTAAAATCAACGTAAGAAGTGCTGCTAGATAAAAATTGGGTAGTGTTAGCAGTTTGAACAACTTGAAGGATTTTACCACCAGAAATTCCTGTTAAGTTTGCACCACTTATAGCGGGTAAATTACCAGAAAGTTTTGTTGCATCAAGAGTACTTTGACTCGTAACAAGCGTCCCATCCGCAATATCTGGCAAAGCAATAACTCTGTTATTACTAGATGATGAAGGTGCTTGGATACTTATAGACCCACCACCTGATGCTGCGTTTAGTTTAATCTTTGC